TAATAGAGGACAAAAAATAACATTCAGGCGCGGGGCTAGACTGCACCGCCTTGCCATCTACCAGCTTAGACGGCCAGAAGTAGCCGTCAATATCCGCCGCGTTGAAAGGCACGATAGACACGGTATTGCCTTGGTTGCCTCCTAAGCCCAAAATCTGACCTTTTGCATTTTTGCCGATCACAAAAAACACATGACCGCCGCCTTGTCGGGATTTAACCGCAATGCAACCATAGGCAGGTTTTGACAGCTTCGTCAGCCCGGCACTTGCCCACGCTTTCGCACGGTACCAGTCCTTAATAACCGCGCGGCCACTCTTGCCCAAGCAATGGCCGACAAACAAACCGCACCACGGCGTTTCATCTTCAAAGTACCAAGACTTTGCCGCGCCGGGGAACGTTCCCATATCTTTCAGCCACTGCATGATTGTCGGGTTATGTGCTTTCGTGCCGACAATCTCTTTCAAACCAAGATGTTTCTTGGCCTCTTTAATCCATTCTAAATCTTGCATTTTACTTCTCCATTAAAAAAGGCCGTCTGATTTCAGACGACCTGTCGTTACTCTTTACTATCGATAAATTTGTCAGCCGTTTTCTTGACCCACTTTTTCATCAGCCCAGGGGCTAAGGTTTTGACGGTATCCATCGCATGACCTGTCAAAATGCCGACAAAAGCACCAGCAATGGCGCAAGTCCATACTTGGTTTACCATCAAAAACCGTTCCACTACCGCCGCCGCTGCCACTGCCGACACAACCGCCTCAAATACGCTTGAGACAATCTTGTCATGGTCTTTAATACTCGACCACGCACTACCGACAATGCCGCCCCCTATGGCAAACAGGTAGCCAAATTGGAAAAAATCCATCATTCCCCCTTTAGGCTATCTTTCAATTTTTCGCCCGAAAACAAGAATTTAAGTGAGTTGTTACCAGCCAAAAGGCACAGAAAAGACAGAATCGGCGGAATGACCATGCCCGTATGAGCAGGCGGAAACGCTCCCCAAAACGCCTGAGCCGTCAAGTACCAAATAAACGCCGACACCAGCAACAAATAACCTGAAAAGACGTTTCCGCGGTATGACTGCCAGTACATCGCCGCCAACTGTAACAAGCCGATACCGCCGAAAACTGGAATCAGGATAGATTCAGGTATCGTCTTGAATTTGTAATAGATAGGCCAGTCGTAAAGATCGACAGGCGAAAACGCGAAAACGGCGGCATAACCAATCAGCGACAGCCCACTGGCAAACTCAACAACGCGTGTCCCAGTGCTGAAAAGCCACTTTTGAAAACGTACAGGCAGAAAACGCCAATCCAAAACATATTTAACCCATTTCAATGAGTTACTCATTTTTCAATCTCCAAAGAAAAAGGACTTTTTGACAAAATTATCAAAAAGTCCGTTTACGAAAAAAGCCGTCTGAACCATTCAGACGGCCTGACCGTTAAACAAATTTGAAATCACGTTTCATCTGTTTCAGAAGCTTTGCCAAATCCTTTTTGTGGATAAAGTCGCCGCCTGTTGAGTTGATGATAATCGTGCTGTCGTCGCCGCCTGATTGGCCTGCCATTTCGCGGATTGTTTGGGCATGTTCCGCTGGCAAAACCATCTCATTCTCGTGCAACTGAGTGAGAGGGTTAATGCCTGCCGGAATATCCCAACCACCTGCCGCCGATGGAATCCGCGTTGTGGTCGTGGTCGTTTGAGAACCACCACCACCGCCCATCAATCCCATCACTGCTGCCATAATCGCGGCCATAGCTGCGACTGCAAGAATCGGGCCGACATACGGAATAGAAGCTTGCGAAGCCGCCGCGCCCGATGCCGCCTGTGTTGCGTTGGCGGTAACGACAGATGTAGTCTCGGTCGCTTTGGTTGCCGCTGTTTTGGCCGCCGCGGCTGTTTCCAGCGTATCTTTAGTGCTGAAAATCATCTTATAAATCGCCGATTCCTGAACCATGCGCTGCATCATGCCCATCAACGGCTTTGTAACCATTTCCTGAATAAAGGTTTGCCCCATACTCTTGAAAAAGTTATTCATGGCCGTGCGGAAGTTTTGCGTACGCGTGAGCATGGCTGAAAACGCCTGCCCCATCTGTTGCTGCGCTTCTTGCCAAACGTTTTTGCCACCGTCCTGAAGCATTTCCATGACGTTTGGTGCATCTTTCCGGCGTTGGCTTTCGCGTTTGCCCTCATTCTTCGCCTGCGTCCGTTCATGACCTTGCCCAAGTTCCGCCATCTGCCCTTTAAGCTTATCAATGGCCGTCTGACTATAAGTCGGGTCTTGTTCAGCAAGTGCGATCCGTTCTTGCAATGCGTCATAGGCAATCTGATAACGGCGGTTTTCAAACTCGATTTCCAAATCAAGGCGTTCAAGTTGCGAGATACGGCCTGCGGATAACGCTTGGTCGGCAGCGTCCTTCTCCATCTCAAGTTTATGCTTGTCCAGCTTCTCCCATTCAGCCACCTGATTCATTTTCGCTTCAGTTGACTGCTTCGATAGTTGGTCTTCAAGTGTCAGGATTTTTTCACGCAGTTTCAGGCCTGTTTTACTACCAGCGTCAACCGTTGCCAGTTTCTCACGCCAGTAAGCGGCCTCACGCGCTAAATCCCATTCTTGGTGCGTGAGCGTTTCTCGCTGCATTTCGCGGTGTGCAAGTTTTTGGGCTTTGATTTCCTCTTCCCAGCCTTGCATTGGGTCTTGCGCCGCTCCTGAGCCGCCTGCATGACCTTTCCCGCCGCCTTTACGTCCACCGCCTTTACGACCTGAGCCACCACCGCCACCACCGGCAGGCGCGTGAGCTTTGGCAGAACCGCCGCCGCCGCCACCTCGTGCGTTTCTCATCGCTTTGGCTTCGTGAATATTGGCCGCGCGTTCCTTGATGGCATTTGCCATTGCTCCGGCGCGGTCTTTCGTCATGCTGTCAGCGATTCGACCACCAAACCCGCCGTCGTCCATCCTTTTGAGGTCGACGCCATCCAGCTTTTTAATGCCCGAACCGCCAACCATTGCCACAGCTGCGTTGGCAAAGTCAATCATGCCGTTAATCATGCCGACCGCTTTGTTTACCATCCACTCAATCGCGGAAATAAACACGTTGCCGATGGCCTTGCCAAGATTGGCAAAGAATTGCGGCATATTGTTGGCGGCCTCTTTAATCAACATCCAGCCGGTCGCAAACGTGTTGATATAGACGTTGATGTACGCCCCGATGGTGCTTGAGATTAAGCTCATAACACGCTCAAATACCGCCGACCAGCCGCCGACACTCTCGTCAACCCATGCCGTCAGCTCGCCAAACCATGATTTAACGGTATCGACAGCTTCGCCGATGGTTTCCGTGATGACTTGCCAGACGGCCTGAATCACATCAGACAAATTCGACCAACCATCGCCGAAGACGTCTATTTCATCGCCGAATTGGGCGATAAGGCCGATGACCGCGCCGATTGCCACAGCCACAATCCCAAACGGATTTGCCAGCAAAGCCACATTCAAGGCCAGCGTAGGCGCAACAGCGGCCGCAACAGCAACGGCAAAGCCTGCGACAATAGGGACGACCAAATTCAGGTTATCTGCAATCAGTTTAATAACGGCGGCAATCCCCGACATTGCGCCGCTGTCGTTCAGCAGCTTGGAAACCATGCTTTGCCAGTTGTTTGAAAACACCGTCAAAGCCTGACCCATCGTCATGGGCATTTTGGCCGCCTGCTCACCGAATTTTTCAGACGCGCCGGATATGGCTTTAAAAATCACATCCGCCGTCAACTGCCCTTCACTGCCAAGCTTTTTGATTTCGGCGCGTGATTTGCCCATATATTCCGCAATCGTATCAAGCAGAATCGGTGCGGCTTCAGCAATGGATTTAAATTCATCGCCCTGCAATACGCCGCTACCCAAAGCCTGCGACAACTGCATAAGCGCGGCGGCCTGTTGTTGCGCCTGTACGCCACCGATGGCCATCGCGTTATTGGTTGCCTCGGTAAAGGTCAAAATTTCCTGTTGCGTGTAGCCGTAGTCTTTCAAGGCGCGGCTTGTGGAAACGTACAGATTTGCCGTTGATTCCAATGAGGCACGCGTATTGTTTGCTACATCCAATAACTGACGTTGTACTGCCAAATACTCGCTTTCAGACGATACAACCTGTCTGACTTGTGCGTTGATTGACTGCATGGCATCGGCAGTATCAAGCATGGACTTAGCAAACGACAGCGAGGCAAATCCTGCCAAAACTGACCCAATTTTACCCAGCCCACCGGCGGCCGCCGAAGCCTTGCCGTCTGTCTGCTCAAGCTCGCTGTTCAGTTGCTCAACCTTGCGCTCGTAGGTTTCTACGTCAATTGCGCCAAGATTCAGCAGTTGGTTAACTTCTGCCAGCTTCGCCTTAAACTGCTCCATCGGCGTGCGCGTTTCTTCATACACTTTCCGCGCCGAAGAAGAGATTTTATTGAACATCCCCTCTTGCGCATCGCCAAGATTTTTAAAAGCCGATGGATTAACGTGAAACGCCTGTTCCATCGACTTTTTCATATCGTCAAAATGCGTTTTCAATCGCGCCTTGACGTTACCAATGGCGTTTTCAATGGCTTTTGAAGCCGATTCCGCAGAATTTGCCGCTTGGTTAAACCCTGCCGCCGTGCCGTTTTCGACGGTTATTTTGATTTTTGCTTCTAAATCGCTCATACGACCGCCCATAAAAAAGCCCGTGAATCATCACGGGCGTGTTTTCAATTTACTTACGCTTCAATCAGTTCAGCGCCGGAAAAGACACTTTGTTCATTTCCCTGTTCAACAGCTTTGCCGTACAGCCAAGCGCGTGATACTTCCGCACCGTCAGGCAGACTGTCCACGGTAACAGAATGGGAACACAGCGGATTGCGGCCTGCTTCGTATGCTTTTTTAGACACATAACCGTTCATCGTTGCCGTAACAGTGTTGTACTTATAATCGATATTCACATATTCGATTACATGGTAATTTGCCACCGCGCCGGTGCTTTCGTCTTCGATTTCGTGCTTGATTGCGATTACTTGTTTTGCCATGATTTTCCTTTCAATAGGCATTAAAAAAACCCGCAAATGCGGGCAAAATAATTTCAATATTTAATTTCCGTAACCCAATGGGATACCGTCTAGGTCAACCATTTAAATAATTAAACTCTTGCGGCTAAAACATAAGGGTGCCCGTCAATATCGACAGGATTTGTTGTCGACGTTCTATTTTTCGATAACTCGTGATTAATCTCAATAGATATATCAACGACTTGTCCGGGATTAACGGATAAAAGATAAGGGATATTGTAGAAAACTCCCTTGTATCTATCTTCCGGTTTGCCGCCCGCCCCAGTGTTTGATGTATACGTATAAATCGACCAACACTCTTTATTAACTACAACACTATTATTTACTCGAATCGAAACCCAGTAACTTGACTTAGAATCAGGCGTTGTAAACGACAGGTTTTGCAACGATAACATAACGTTTTTACTGCCGTTATTATGGTATCTTAAGCTAAACCTACCAACGCCGTTGCGCTGAAACTGGAAAAATTTCAGCACGTCGCCTTCGATTTTATCCGCGTAAACAGTGCCTTCAAATCTACCGTTCTTAGCGTACAAGTCGCCTTCGCTCGACACAGTAAAAGCACCATTGCCGATATTGATATTACCTGCGCGAATATCCCCTAAATCACTGCTAACAGATGATAGTTTTTGCACAGATAACTTTTCAGACGTAACAGAATTAGCCGCCAGCTTATCAGCGGTTATTGAGCCTGCCGCCAGCTTATCAGCCGTAATGCTTCCAGCCGCCATCTCACGCGCGGTTACGCTTCCAGCTTTCAGGCGGTTTGCGTTCAGCGTATTTGCCGTGATTTTGTCGCCGTGGATATCCCCGGCGTTCAATCTATCGACAATCGCCTTACCGTTTACCACCAGTTCGCCATTTACGCCGACACGGTTTTTCTGCGTATCAACCACAAACGGGAACACGTCAGCCTTGCCAGTCGAACCAACGCCGAAGCGGTCAGCGTTCACAATAAACTTGCTTTCGGGCGTTCCGTTTTTCGGCGTGGTTGCCAAGCCGTAGCCTGCCACCTTGCCGTTTACGTCCACCTTGACCGTGTATTGCGCCTCCAAGCCATTGATACTTTGGGCATGGGCTTGTACCGCCGCCTCATTGCCGTTAGCCTTGCTTTGCACTGTCGTGATACGCTCGCCAAGAGATTTAATATCGCCTGTCGCTTTGGTTAAGGCCGTCTGAACGACCTGAACCGTTGCCTTTGTATCATCAGCAGTTTTTTGCGCGGCTTCCGCGATTTTTTTAACCGCATCGGCTTTAGCTTGCGCATCCGCTGCCGCTTCACGCTTAACCTGTGCGTCTTTGGTTGCTGCTTCGGCAATAGCCGCCGCTTTGGCTGCGTTTGCTTTCGACTGTGCGTCATTCGATGCCGCTGCAATAGCCGCCGCTTTGGCTGCTTCGGCTTTAGCTTGCGCCGCCGCTTCTGCCGCTGATTTTGCTGCGTCAGCTTTGGCTTGTGCATCTTGTCGCGCTTGATTCAGTGCGTCAGCAGTTGCGGCCTCGCCATCTTCAGGGGCGGGCGTCCAATCGGTTGCTACCGTTCCGCGCTCCAGCTTCACATTGGAAACCTTGATGGATTCCGATGTTTGGTATCGTGCCTGAACGATGATGTTCCGCAGTGCCTTAACCTCTTTGGCGACCGTTTGCTTGGCGACAATCCGCTGCTTCAGCGTTTTGGTCGTGCCGTTTATCGCCTCGTCGTACCATGCAGCAAAATAACCGATTGAGTTGTCGGCATAGGTCACGGAAAATTCGGCACCGATACGCGGGTATGGCTTGCCGTATGGCGATGTAGCGTTTGTCAGCTCGATGTCACACGAGATAATCAGACTGTCGCCTTGCTTCAGTTCCAAAGCGGACGAAACGTCGATTGTGACGTTTTTGGTCTGATTATTCCCGCTCACGGTCAGCACTTTACCGGGCGTTCCTGTTGATAGGGCATAGTTGCGACCACCAACCGAAACATCGTCAATCTTCGCGGTCAGCGTTTGGATTTCAGATGACCTCGCACTGTCTTTCTGATTAACGGTTTCGCGCAATGCTGTGATACTGCTTTCAGTATTGCCGACCCGCGTTTTCAAGGCTTCCGTTGCGGCGGTTTGGGCGTTGATAGCAGTCACACGTGCTTGCGTTTCGCGCGTGATATTGCCTTCAGCAGTAGATACACGCCCTGCAAGTGTTTCACGCGCTTGCGCTTCCGCTCGGTCGCCATCAGCACGGGCTTTCTTCTCTGCTTCCAAGCCTGCGGCGGTCGTGCCTTGCGCTGCCGTAACCGTTCTGATTTGTTGCGCCTGCTCATTGTTCACGCGCTCAACCGCTGTAATCTTGTTCCCAATTTCAGCGGCTTTGGTTGTCAAATCATCAGCGGCTTTTTTAGCTGCGGCTTTTGCGTCTTCTGCCGTGCGGGTGACCGCTGCCCGTGCTTGCGCTTCGGCTGCGATTCGTGCGTTCACACTGCCTGCGCCGTTTCCGTCAATCAGTGCGATTTTGTCACGCAAAGCCTTGTTCAGATTGCTTTCTGATAGGTCGCTTGTTGCTACATCGTAAACGGTAAACGACACGCTGTTGCTGATTTTCAGACCGTCTTTGCCAAAACTGTCATAGCCCGCCGCGCGCAAATGGTAGGTCTTGCCTTTCTCCAGCGGCTTGCCGTTGCATTTGGCAATGGTTACAAACGTTTCCGCGCCGTCATAGACTTTGTTTGCGTCGATGGTCGGTACGGCTGCGTTTTCAGAAACCCAAATGATAATCCCTGCAAAGTCTTCTTCAGCTGGTTTTTGACAGGTAAAAAACGCCTGTTTCAAACCGCTGTCAATAGAAATGCCTTGCAATGCTTGAAGTTGCGGATTTTGAGCGGCCACTTGCGCCCAGTTGCCAGTTTTCCCAGTAACCGCACGGCCACGAACTTTAAAGACAACATCACGCACTTGGCCGCCGTCAGCTTTCATGTCGGCCTGCGTGTAGGTAAATCCGTTGTCAACAATACCGCTCAAGCTTCGCAGTAGTTTTTGCGTATTGCCTGCATAGACTTCTACGTCGTAGGTATCAGCGCCGCCCAGCTTATCCCAAGCGATAACGGCTTCCTTGCCGTATGCCCACGATGATGTAAGGCGTAAGTTCTGAATTTGCCCAAGCGGCGCGCCTTTGATGGTATAGGAATATGCCGGAACTTCTGCAAGCTCCTGTGTACCACTGCCAAAGACGTTGAAAGACACCAGCTTAACCCAAACCGTGCGTCCTACCCAGTTCGCAGGGACGGCATATTTGAACATCGCTTCATCGATACGCACAAACTGGCTGCCTGCATTGTGTCGGTCGATATTTGAGCCATACGCGCCGCGTGTCAGGTTGCCCAGCGTATAACGTCCCACGCCTTTCAATTCGGCAGTCTCGTAGGCCAAAAACTCGCCGTCAACGTAACACAAGGTCAGCAAATCGCGGCTGTCTTGCTCCGTTCCGCCTGTCATTTGTCCGGCGGAAATTTCAACATTCAGAGTGTTGGCGCGGTCAAAAACTGCACCGCTTGCCAAAGGCGCGGACAGTGAGCCGAAACGCGCTTTCTTGTTGGTCGCACCGATTCGCGTGTAGCTGTCGCCATCGGTCGAAATCCACACTTCAGCGCCGCCCCACATATCGCCGCCAGCGGTTGCAAGCCAAACTTGAGGCTCGCCGCCAGTCAGTTGTAAAGGTGCTTCAAAAATAACAGGCGCATGGGCGTTACCCGGCGATTTGTTGTAATCAGCGGAATAACCTAATGACGGCTGTGTAGGGTAAGCCGTAGCCGATGCCGCGCCCATCGGGAAATCTTCGGCCTTGACGGTCAAGACACCCTCTTCGTCCTCCTCAATCTCAATGATTCGGACAGGCGTTTTATCAAGCCCCAAGCCCTCGTCTGTCAGCGTTACCAAGTCCATAGGCTCAAGCAGGCAGTATTTCCAACCAAGCTTAAACTCATACTCATTGCGGACGTACAAGGCACGCTGTAACAGCAGTTGCGCTACATGGTTTGCGACTTTAGCGTCACAGATTCCGTGCATTTTTACCGCATCTTTAGGGCGCAGGCCGTATTGCTCAATATTCGCTTGGTCTTTCACTTCGGCCACGGCGATATTGTAGTCATTGGCGCGGTCGAGATACTCAACCTGTATTTGGTTGTAAGCGTCCGCATTGGTTTTGCGCTCAACCTTTAAAGGGTCTTCAGCACCCGAAACGATAAAATCATCATCGGTCAAGTCGTAAACAGGTGTCAGGTTAGGCACATAGGCCGCGCCGTTTCCTGATAACTTCACGTCGCCATAAGGGACAATTTTCAGACGGCCTTGTGAAAACACTGCCGCGCTATTGGTCTGTTCCAACAGTTCGGAAATGTTTTGCTGTGCCTCGGTCTGCTCACTGTAAACAGGGCTTAAAAAGATACCTGCCGCGCGGCAATAAACGCCGTAAACGCTCGTGTCGCCCAAGTTTTCAGCAGGGAATCCACAACCGTAGTTCTGATTCGTCAGCATATCGCGAATAATTTCGCTTGGATTTGCATCAGGGATTGAGGACGAATACCCCATTTTCCCGATAACCTCGAAATTATGGCTATAAATCTGCGCTGATTTTGTCAGTTCGTAGTTTGGGCTGTAAATGTAAGCCGTGCCAGAGTAGTTGATTGCCTGCGCTTGGTGTTTCGGCTGTTGCAAGTGCGTCCAAGTCGGCTGTTCATCGCCGCCTTTTGCAAGATTCAGGCGTAATTGTGAAAGCGATTCAAACTTTTCTTTGTCGCGCCAAATGCGCCCAATCCCCTTAATCTCGCCCTCGCACAAGGCCATCATGACAGCGGCTTCGTAGGTATAGGAAATATCCTCTTGTTTTACGCCACCGCCGCCCTTGCCGCCTTGTCGGGTCGTTGTCTTGGTCTCAATAGTGGTAAAGTCGCCGTACCAAATCAAATTGCCAGCAACACGCGCCCGACCGTAAACAACAGGCAGGGTCAAGCCTTGAGAAGATTGCTGGACTTGTAGGGATAAAATCCGTTGTTCGGAATTTGAAATAGTGGAAGTCTTACCGCCCATGAGTAACCTCTATAAAATCAATCTATTAAATGCGCTTCATACCAAATGCCTGACATATCATTAAAATCCCAGCTGGCATCTAATATCTCGAAACTTGTTTCTGTCACATTTGTAATATTAATCGCTCGTGCAGAACGTGTTTTTAGGTCAACCGTAGCCTTGACAAATGGGATTTTTGAAAACGGCTTTTTAAATTTAACCGTTACAAATCCATTGCTATCTGATTCGCTCCCAAAATCATTTTTAGGGACATACGCCGCCTGATACTCTTTGCGGGTATCAGCTATTTTGCTGACCTGTTCCGCGACCGCCGCAATCTGTTTGCGCAAATCGGTGTCGTCATAACTACCGCCAGCGGCTTCATCGTGGCCACTACCCAATCCATAAGCTGTTATTTGAATATTCATTCTTTTGCTCCAAAAGTAAAAAATTTCATCGGACGGCCTAAAAGTTCGGCCTGATCCAATTCGTCTAAAACCACACCGCGCCCGATGTAGCTGTGAATAATTTTGTTGTCGCCAACATAAACCGCGCCATGCGAAAACGTGCGACCAAACTTCCAGACGACAACGTCGCCCGGTTGCGGCGTATCGGTCTCATGACAGACTTTTAAAACCCAGCCAAGATAACGTTCCTCGTCTCTGTGTAAGTGCCAGTCTTGAGGATATGGCCGTGGGTCAAAATCAGCAGGCAGCAAGCCAGCCTCCTGATAGATTGCGACAAGAATCATCGCGCAATCCACACCAGCACCTTTTACCATCGCTTGATGATGGTACGGCGTGCCAAGCCACGAATAAGCCTCTTCGACAATCCGTTTTCTTAAATCCATTTCAGACGGCCTCATTTAAACCACCGTATCAGCAGATGGGATATAGGGGAAACCGCGGAAATGCACGATGTTTTGAAACTTATCCTTACAGGTGCTTTGTCGTTTATCGCATCCCGGGTAGATTTTGAAAACATCTCCAGCGCGTGGTGGGTGCGGTAGGCGCAAGGCAAAAGACAGTGTGCCGTCTTTGTGTTCCTTGACGGTGCGTGTCAACCCTGCATTAAGGCCGCTTGTAAACTTGATAACGCCCTGATTAAACCAACCGTTCGCCTGTGTCAGGTTGCAAGTCAGTTCCGTGCCGGTTGTACTGTTTGCGGTTACACGGCCGTTCACGGTAAACTTTTCACGGTTGACTTTACAGCCACCGTCATAAAGCGTTCTCATACAACCGGCCTGATAAATGTTGCGCGGGCTTGATACGTTCAGTAATTCAATATCCGACTTGACATCAACCTTGACGGACGACCTGCTACCCGACACGTCCGACACGCGGCCGGAAAAGATGATTACCGTACCAACAGGCTCAGGATTTGGCGTGAGGAAATCGCGGAAAAAGACACGCTCAATAACCACCCGTGCGCCGTCTAAAGCACCACCAAGCGCGGCCTCTGCCCACTGCAAGCCCTCAAGTCGATAACTTGGCTCGGCGGCGATTTGCAACGTGTTGGAATCAACATCAAGCCCTACCGCCGTTCTTGTCGCTCCGCGTTTGATAATCAGCTTATAGGCTTCGTACTGATTCCCCTGCCATGTAACAGGCTTATCGAAATTCGTATGACGCAATACTTGACCATTTGCCAAAGTGATTGTGAACAAATCGGCCATCAGAAACCTGTCTTCGTTGTGAAGCAGGTTTATCAATTCAGCGCTTGCACTTTTCATAATTTCAAACTCGTAAACTCGATTTTCTTCGCGTTCCACAAATGACCGATGAAGTTTTCAAAATCCACCGTATCAGAAGTGAAGCGGACGCGGAAATAAAAACCGCCTGTCCATGTGATAGGTCTGCCGGGCGTTTGCGGCGTGTTCAAAACCAATACGCCGTTATTGTCTATCGAGAAATCACGGCCATGTGTCAAAGCAACACCGCCTACTTTAACCACCGGCACACCTTTTACCGCTAGAACAGGTTCGGTAAAACCGCCGTAATTGCGCACAAGCTGGTATCTCGTTACACCCTGAACGACATTCCCGATAAGCTGGTCTGTAACCTTGTTGTCCGCCGGGTCTTCGTACAAAAAGCTGTCGAAACTGCCGCGGCGTTCATTGAAAAAGCCTGCCAGCTTCTCAAGTTCGTTGATTGAGGCTTTTGTTCTTAGCACTTCAAACGACAGCGAGAATTTCCACTGCGGATAAGTGTAGTACGCACTACGAATCTCACGCCCTGAAGCAGACTTTTGAATATTGGTACTCCAAACAGCCGTTCTTTTCCGTCCCCACTTCAAGCCGGGGAACGTTGGGAAAACTGCGTTGCTCATATCAAATAATCCCCTTCGCTTTCAGCAATGCGTTAAATTCGTCCTCTGATAACTCGCCACCGCCAAGCATACTGATGGCCTCTGCCTCGTCTGTTTCGCTCTGTACAGGGCTAGACGACGGCTTAATGCCCATGTATGAGGCTACCAAGATATGCACGGGCGGATGTTCACGCCAGAAGTCGTTTAAATACCCGATTC